GGTCCAAATCTGCAAAATTTTTGCAGGCACCGGGGTAAAAGGGCCGGTTCGGATTCAGGACTATGAAAAATAAACCGGAAATCGTGGGGACCACCAGGCTGGCCAAACTGCTGGGCATTACCGATCGGAGGATCCAGCAGCTGGTGACCGAAGGGGTATTGGAAAAGGAGGGCCGCGGGCGGTATGATCTCGCCAAGACCTTCCAGCGATATATTCAATATTCCGTGGACCAGGTGCGGGCCCGGCAGAGCACCGGCACCAAGCTCGAGGAGGAGACCCGCCTCCTGAAAGAGCGGGCCGACCAGGTGGCCATGGAAAATGACCGGCTGCGCGGCGAGCTCATTCCCCGCGGCGAGGTGCGGATCACCTGGGAGCACCTGGTCACCGCCAGCCGCACCCGCCTGCTGGCGATACCCAGCCAGATCAAGACCAAATGGCCCGACACGGATATGGCCATGGTGCTGGGCGTCGAGGAGTGGATCCGCCAATGCCTGGAGGAGCTAAAACATGATGGACTACCAGAACGCCATCGCCAGCCTATGGAGTGACACCATGCGGCTATGGGGGCCGCCGCCAAAACTCAAGCTGTCCGAGTGGGCGGACACCTATGCCTATCTGTCCGCGGAATCGAGCGCACAGGCGGGGAAATGGACCTGCATCCCCTACCAGCGCGGGATCATGGACGCCATGACCGACCCCGCGGTGGAGCGGATCACCATTATGAAATCCGCGCGGGTCGGATATACCAAGATGATCACCTATCTCATCGGCTACCAGGTGCACCAGGATCCCTGTCCCATCCTGGTGGTGCAGCCCACCATCGAGGACGCCCAGGGCTATTCCAAGGATGAGATCGCCCCGATGCTCAGGGACACCCCGGTCCTGGTGCCCCTGGCCCCCGAGACCAAGAGCCGGGACAGCGCCAACACCATCCTGCGCAAGCAGTTCCCCGGCATGACCCTGATGATGACCGGGGCCAACAGCGCCCGAGGCTTCCGGCGGATCAGCGCCCGCATCATCCTGTTCGACGAGGTGGACGGCTACCCGCCCACGGCCGGGCAGGAGGGCGACCAGATCACCCTGGGCGAGCGCCGCGCGGAATACTACTGGAACAAAAAGATCATCCTGGGATCCACGCCCACCATCAAGGGGTTCAGCCGCATCGAGAAGAGCTACGAGCAGAGCGACCAGCGGCGCTATCAGGTGCCCTGCCCGCATTGCCAGCACTACCAGCCATTCAAGTGGGAGCGGATCGACTTTTCCACCAGGGGGACCCACCGCAAGCCGGTCTATATCTGCGCCGGCTGCGAACAACCGATCGATTACAAGCACCACCGCTGGATGATCGAGAACGGCCGATGGGTGGCCGAGAAGGAGTTCGCCGGCCATGCCGGCTTCCATATCTGGGCCGCCTATTCCTACAGCCCCAACGCCACCTGGCGGCATATCGTCCGCGAGTTCCTGAACGTGAAGGATGACCGCGAGCAGCTGAAAAGCTGGGTGAATACCGTTCTGGGCGAGACCTGGGAGGAGGAGGGTAAATCACTCGATGTCAATGTCCTCTATAACCGGCGGGAGCACTATACCGAGGTGCCGAAGGAGGCGGCGATCCTGGTCATGTCGGCCGACGTGCAGAAAGACCGGATCGAGGTCCTCACCTGCGCCTATGGCCGCGACTTCGAGGTGTGGGCTATGGATTTCACCATCTTGCGCGGGGACCCCACCAACCCGGGAGTGTGGAGGGACATGGACGCCCACATCGAGCGCGGCTATACGCATGCCTCCGGGGCGGTCCTGCATCCGTCAATTATCATGATCGATTCGGGGTATTCCACCACCGAGGTATATGCCTATACCAGGGCGCGGGAGCGCCGGCGGGTGTTCGCGGTCAAGGGGGCATCAACCACCATTCCCGGCCATCCCCTGGTGACCCGTCCATCGGACATGAAAACCGGCGGCGGCAAGGTGAAGCTGTTCAGCATCGGGACCACCACGGGGAAGGACATGCTGTTTGACCGGCTGGAAAAGGCATTGCCGGGCCCCGCCTATATCCATTTCAACCAGGCGTTCGACTATGAATTCATGGCGCAGCTGACCTCCGAGAAATGCGTGATCCGGCACCAGAAGGGCGTGGCCCGCCGGGAATATGTCAAGGTGAGCGCCGGCATCAGGAATGAGGCCATCGACCTCTTCGTGTATAACCTGGCCGGGTTTTATGCCTTGAAGATCAGCAACATCAATGCCGAGGTCGACCGCATCAATAAGCAGCAGCGGCCCGCGCAGGTAGTAAAATCCCGGGGAGTGAGGAGCAAGGGCATTTGAGCGACCTGGCGGAAATCAAGAAAAAAGTGCTTGACTACATGCGACATAATCATTATCTTCGAGGCAGGCTCGAGATAGATTTCGACTTGTTGGCCGACAGCGTTAAATTCAAGGTCAGCACCGTGAAGAAACGCAACGAGGACGGCAGGGAGAAGACGATCACGACGACGGAAACGCTGTAAACGGTAACCGATAACAAGGGGCCGACAACTGTAGTATAAATCTGGTAGCCGATAACAAGGAGCCAGTTCACCCTGAAAAGGGGCGAGCTGGCTCCTTTTTTTTTGGAGCAAACCATGCCAGGGATCACCCTCGCGCAGGCGCAGGCGAAACTCACCGAATACATGGACGCGGAAAGCGCGATCCTCACCGGGCAATCATACTCCATCGCGGGCAGGAGCCTGACCCGTGCCGACCTGAAAGCGGTCCAGGACGGCATCGAGCGCTACCAGAAGATGGTCAACCGGCTCTCCCGCGGCGGCATCAAGATCAGGGGCGGCACACCGGTATGAAACGCGGCATCAAAATCGAATCCAATATCATCGACAAAGCCATTGAGTTCGTCGCCCCGCAATGGGGGCTGGAGCGCCGCGTGGCCCGGGCCAAGCTGGCATACAGCTACACCGCCGCGGCAAAATCCCGCCGGCAGACCTCCGAGTGGACCACCTCGAACAAAAACGCCGACAGCGACATGTTGAACGAACTGGCGACCCTGCGGGAGCGCAGCCGCGATCTGGTGCGCAACTCGCCCCTTGCCGCTGGCGCCATCAATACCGTCTGCACCAACGTGATCGGCACTGGCCTGAAACTCCAGGCCCGCATCGACCGCGACGTGCTGCGCATGTCCGAAGATGAGGCCGACGCATGGGAAACCATGGTGGAGCGCGAGTTCAGGATGTGGTCGGAATCGACGGAATGCGACGCCGCGCGGATCCTGAATTTCGCGAATTTTCAGGAACTGGCGTTCCGCCAGGTGCTGGAAAACGGCGACGTGTTCATCCTGCTGCCGAGGATCGCGCGAAAAAATATGCCTTATGCGCTGACCATGCAGCTCATCGAGGCCGACCGGGTATGCAACAAGAATTACGCGTCGATAACCGCGACCCTGGCCGGCGGCATCAGGAAAAACGAATACGGCGAGCCGACGGAATATCACATCCTCAAGCAGCATCCGGGCAATATCTACGTGTCGGAACGGGAATGGCAGATCGTGCAGGCATACGGCGCCAAGACCGGGCTGAAAAACGTGCTGCACCTGTTCAAAATGCTCAGGCCGGGACAGAGCCGCGGCATCCCGTATCTCACCCCGGTGGTGGAAACCATCAAGCAGATCGACAAGTATGTGGAATCAGAGGTCATGGCCGCGGTCATCGCCGGCATGTTCACGGTGTTCGTCAAGTCCGAGATGGGCGAGGACGGGCTGGCGCCGATGGAACCGACCGCGGAGACCGGCGGCGCAACGACCGATACCGATTACAAACTGGCGCCGGGCGCGATCCTCGACCTGGCGCCCGGCGAGGACATCACCACCGCCAACCCCGGCCGACCCAACTCGGCGTTCGACCCGTTCGTGATGGCGGTGCTGCGGCAGGTGGGCGTAGCGCTGGAGATCCCGTTCGAGGTGCTGATCAAGCATTTCACCGCGTCCTATTCCGCCGCCCGCGCGGCGCTCCTCGAGGCCTGGAAGTTCTTCCAGGCGCGGCGCCGCTGGCTGTCCGACGCGATGTGCAATCCCATATACGAGATATGGATGTATGAGGCGGTGGCCAATGGCAGGATCCCGGCCCCCGGATATTTCGACGATCCGATCATCCGCAGGGCCTATCTGGGCGTTGAATGGGTGGGGCCCTCGCCCGGCCAGATAGATCCGGTCAAGGAGATTGTCGCGGCGAGGGAACGCATCAAACTCGAGCTCACCACCAGGGCATATGAGACCGCCCAGCTGACCGGCATGGACTGGGAGAAGGTCCACCAGCAGACGATCAAGGAGAGCAAGATGCGGCGGGAATTGCTTCCCGAGGCGAGCTCGGAATCCGGCAGTGAAGGAGTTTATGATGAAGCTAATTGACATGCTGAACGCGCCCTGGGCGATCCGCGCCGACCGGTTCAAGGAAATGCAGGCGATATACGCGGCGCATTTCAGGGGCGACCGCATACCGCACGAAAAAATGACCGGGCTATTGGACATGGGGTTTGTCCAAAAGGAAACGATGGATCGGGCGGGGAACGTGGCGATCATCAATATCACCGGCGTGCTGGTCAAGAACCCGGGACTGTTTGACCGCCTGTTTTATGACGCGAATTCGACCGTCGAGATCAGGCAATACATCGAGGAGGCGCTCAACGATGAGAAGGTCGACGCCATCCTGTTGTATGTCGACACGCCGGGCGGCACCGTCGACGGGACCCAGGAGCTGGCCCGCTTTATCTACGCCAACCGCGGGAAAAAGCCCATGATTGCCTATACCGACGGCATGATCGCCTCGGCCGGCTACTGGATCGCCGCGGCGGCGGATGAGATCATCATCTCGGGCGATACCGTGGAGATCGGATCCATCGGCGTGGTGGTGACCCATATCGATTATTCACGGGCCGACATCGAGGCGGGCGTGACGGTCAACGAGATCTACGCGGGAAAATACAAGCGGATATACAGCGAAAACAAGCCGCTATCCGAGGAGGCGCGGGAATATCTCCAGCAGCAGGTCGATTACCTGTATGGTGTGTTTCTCAACGACGTGGCGCAGTTCCGCGGGATCACCATTGACGACGCCCTCGCGATGGCTGAGGGGAAAATATATATCGGAGCGCAAGCAATCGAGGCAGGCCTGGTTGACAGGGTGTTGACCATGGACGCCGCGATCACATATTTGAGCGATAATTTCATGGCGCTCATCTGCTCGCCCAGGGTGGGCGGGACAACTTACGATCAGGAGAAGAACATGGATAGCAAACTTATCCAGGAAAAATATCCGGTGGTCTTTGAGGAAATAAAGGCGCTGGGTATCGCCGAAGCACAACAGGACATCAAGGATCAGCTCGCCGCGGCGGAGGGCAAGGGCGCCCAGGCCGAACGCGAACGGATCAAGGGTGTCATGGAACAGAACGGACCAGGACATGATAAGGAAATCATGGACATGGCGTTCGACGGAAAAACGACCGGACCCGAGGCCGCCGTGAAGGTATGGCAATCCGAAAAGGCGAAGATGGAGCGCCGGGCGCAGGAGCTCCAGGACGATGCCGTCGACCCCGTGCAGCATGACAACGCACCGGTCACCGATCCCAAGCAGGAAGAAAAGGATTTTGAGGGCATGGTGAAAAACCACATGGAAGAAAAGAAGAGCAGCCGCGGGGAGGCCATTGCCGCGATTGCCCGGGAGCATCCCGAGCTGCACAAGGCCTATCTCAACAAGGTCAACAGGAGGTAACTCATGGCCTATAACGAGGGAGTAAAATCATTCACCGCCGCCGGGACCATCAAGGCCCATGCGCGGGTGAAACTGTCAGCCGGAACCACGACCACGCCGCCGGAAGTAGAAGAAGCCGGCGCGGGTGAAAACTATATCGGCTTTGCCGAATACGCGGCCGTGCTCGGCGACATGGTGTCGATCAAGCTGAAGAACTACCCCGGGACCGTCGAGGCGATCGCGTCCGAGGCGTTCCTGATCGGGGCCACGCTCTATGGAGCGGCCGCGGGCCGCGTGGGCGATACCGCTGTCGGCGCAGGACAGGCCATTGCCATCGAAGCCGCCACCGCATTGGGCGACATCGTGGAAGTGCTGCCCTGCTTTGACCTGACGGACAATACCTAAAATAGGAGGAACAGACAATGCCCAGACCAACAACTGGAACCACCCTGCAGCGGCCCGATCTGGCGGCCCTTGCGTGGGAATATATGCTGAGCGCCCCCGAGGTGGGGTATATCGGCACCCAGATACTGCCCGTCTTTGAAACGGATGAGCAGACGGCCGATTACCCGGTCATCCCCATCGAGGCGATCCTGAAGAACCACGACACCCACAGATCGCCCCGCGGGACGTACAACCGCTCGGACTACGAGTTCGAGACCGGGACGTATAAGTGCGTGGAGCACGGATGGGAAGAGGCCCTGGACGATGTGGAGCGCAACCTGTATCGCCGCTTTTTCGACGGCGAGCTGGTGGCGACCACGCGCGCCATGGATATCATCCTCCGTGACCAGGAGCGCAGGATCGCGGCGCTCACCTTCAATGTCGGCTTCCTGAACAACGGCGCGGTGGCGATCGAGTGGAACCTCCACGCGACCTGCACGCCGAGGGCCGACGTAATGGACGCCAAGGAGACCATGCGCCGGAACCAGGGCGTATACCCCAACGCGATGGCGATCAGCCTCAGGGTGCTGCATAACCTCATGGCATCCCAGGAGATCACCAGCGCTTTCCAGTACACCCAGCCCCTGCAGACCATGAACATGATGCAGGTGCGCCAGGTCCTCGCCCAGTATTTCGGCGTGGATTACCTGCTGGTGGGCGGCGCCCAGAGCGATGACGCACACAAGGGCCAGGCGTTCGCCCTCGCGGACATCTGGGATGACGAATACTGCCTGCTGTTCCGGAAGGCCCCCGACGCGCAGAACCTCATGGATCCCTGCCTCGGGAGGACGTTCCTGTGGACCGCCGACAGCCCGTCCAACACGGTGATTGAATCGTACCGTGACGAAACGCGCCGCAGCGATATTTACAGGGTGCGCCAGTATACCGATGAAACCTTTGTCTTCACCGGCGCCGGCTATCTCCTGACCAATATCACCGAGGCCGACACGTAGACATGAGCCTCAAGACCCAAATGGCGGCCGACCTTGACGCCTTCCTCAACGTCGATGAATTCGGCGTTGGGGCGACGTTCAAGGGCGCGGACATCAACGTGATCTTCGACCAGGCAGGCGTCATCCAGCCGATCGGCGGGGCGGTGTTTGAAACCTCCACCCCGCAATGCCTGGCGAAGACCGCGGATGTGCCGGGCGTGGTCCAGGGCGATACCATCGTCATCGATATGGTGACCTGGTACATCACCCAGATCCTGCCCGACGGGACCGGCATGACAAAACTCATCCTGTCCGAGGTGGCGCCGTGAACGTGCGGGATACGGTCACCGCGCTGGTGGAGCAATCCATCAACGATATATCCATCAGTGATGGATATTCCACCGACATCGACGAGGTGACGACGTGGAAGGTGGCGCCGATGGACGATACGCTGATCACGGCGAACATCAAGGACCTGGCCGATGAAGTTGAATCCGACGAGGAGGGGGTGTGGCACACCCACCGGCTGCATTATGAGGTAGACCTGCAGCACCCTGAAACGCCGCTGCTGGCCGCGCGGGATGCTATTCGGGACTTTATCCAGGATGTCTATACGTCGCTCAAGAACAACATCGCCTTCGATAACCGCAGGTACAAGGTGCGGCCCGAGGGCGATGAGTTTTCAATCGAACAGGACGAGAAGAAACTCGCCTCGGCCTCGATTCGTTTTTACATCGAGTTTACCACGAAAGCGTGGGACTCGGCTATTAGCAATTAAGGAGGTCATCGATGGCAAATGACCTGAACATTACGTTCAGTAATTTTGGCAACGACGCGGACAAGTATTTTCTCGATGACCCGATCGTATATGTCCGAGAGCTGGGGGCCGCTACCGACCCCGTGGCCATCGGCTACATGAAGATCGGGAAGGTGTTCCGCGCCCGGGTCGATTACGCGAGCGTATATACGGGGATCCCGCAGACGATGCGGCGCAAGGACCCCATCAAGCAGGATTTCGAGCTCGATGGCGAGCTGTACCAGTTCAGCCTCGAAAATTTCGCGCTGGCGTTCAACCGCATCATCGATGTGGTCAACGGCAGGGTGGTGTTCGGGTCGTCGATTCCAAATCCATTATACATGAATATGGTCCTGGCGGCCTACAACAAGGAAAGGACGCTGATTGAATTGTACGGCAGGAAGTTCCAGATGGCGACAGAAGAGGTGGCGATCACCCTGGGCGGCACGGAACATTCCACCATCCCGTTCAAGGGCGTATTTCTTCCCAGTGACAACCCGGCGACGGATTGCAGTGGCTGGGATTATGATTCAAGCATCAGCAATGACGATGTGCTGTACTGGAAATTCACGGAAGAAACGTAACAACATGGAAGGGGCGGGCAACCGCCCCTTCCATTATTCATTATGATCAAACTGCAATATGACATCGAGCGGCTCCTCCATGAACAGTATTCCAGCGCCGACATGGTGCAGGAAAAGCCGTTTTGTTTGCGGGTGGGCGAGTATGAGATTGTATTCCCGCCGGCAACCTGGCTGCGGATCACCGACCTGCTCAAGGATATCTATAAGCACCTGGGGAAATGGGCCGAATTCTATGATTCGCTCGATTTCTTGTCGCATCTGGAAATCAAGGATGAGGCAAAACTGGCTGCGCTGATATCCAAGGCGCGGATATTCACGGCATCCAAATCATCCCGGCGCCTATATGCGGATCTGGCGCGGCTCATCGGCAAATGGGGCCTTGCCTATAAGCGGACCGACCGGGGATTCAAGCAAATACGGTTATCGAAAAAGATCATGCAGCTGGTGACGCCCGAACAGCTCATCATCGGGCTGCAGGCGCTTATCATCTGGAACGAAGAACTGCCTAAAAAAAAAATACTCGAGGCGCTGCGAGATTTCAGGGGGGCGATGTCGACGGGGTGGGGCAGGTCGTCAACCTCCTCAGGCGCTCAGGTTATACAATTGCCGAGCTGGAAAGACTTACATGCCAACAGCTCAGGCTCATCCTAAACGCGGAAGAGGACCGCGCGGAATTATACAAGGATATGGATGGCAACGGGTAAAGACATCAAATACAGCATAGGCGCCGATTCATCGCAGCTGATCACCGAGCTGACGAAGGCCCAGGCCAAGCTGAAAGAGATGAACAAGGCCATGCAGGATAAAAAGCAATCCGGCACCGACCTGACCTCGATGTTCGGCCGCATGGGTACGGCCCTCCGGGGATTGATGGCCGGCGCCGTCGTCATGGCGATCGGCAAGTTTGTGGAGTTCGCCGGCAAGGTGGATTCGGTCACCCGGGCCTACCAGGGGCTGGCCGCCGGGGTGCAGGGCGGGTCCCAGGCGCTCCTGCAATCGGTCAGCACCGCGGCCAGGGGCACCATGTCGCAGCTCGATATCATGGAGCGGTCCAATCTCGCCCTGCAGCTCATGGGCGAGGAGGTGGCCGACAAGCTGCCCCAGATGGCAGAGATCGCTCTGGCTACCGCGCGGGCCACAGGGCGCAGCGTGGCCGATGCCTATAATGATATCATCGTCGCGGCCGGCCGCGGGTCCGTGCTGATCCTCGACAATCTGGGGGTGTCCTCGGAGGCCGCGAAACGGTATATGAACCAGTATGCCGCATCGCTCCATAAGACACTCGACCAGCTCACGGAATCCGAAAAGAAACAGGCGTTTTTCAACGCGGTCATGCGCGCAGGCAATGACCTGGTGCAGCGCACCGATCTATCCGTGCTCACCCTGGGGGAGCGCCTGCAGATCCTCAAGGCGCAGGCCGAGAACGTGGCCACCAGTTTTACCCGCCGCGTGACGCCTGCCCTCAACGAGGTGATGTCCACGCTCACCCGGCCCGGTGAGGACCAGGGCGGCTCCTCCATCACCGACGTGTTCGGGGAAATGGCGCAGAAGGGGGTGCTCTTTGTTGCCATGCTGCTGGAGGCGCTGCGCAGCCTGGGGGATTACTGGGACATGCTCTGGGGAACCATCGCGAATCGGTTTTACACCGCGCTCCAGTGGATGATCAGCAAGATGCGCTCTGCCGCGGAATCGCTGGGCATGGACACCATCGCCCAGCAACTCCTGCGCGCCGAGGTCGGCCTGGACCGCCGCGCGGCCTTTGCCCAGGACAGGGTGAATGAGGCCAACATGTCGGCATCGGTCCAGCGGGTGCGCGAGCTCCAGCGCATGCTCAGGTTCGGGATTGACACCGCAGCTGGCGGCACCACCGGCGGAAGAAGGCCGGGCGGGGCGGACACCCAGGCGGGAGGAGGCGGGGGAGGCGACCGCAAGCGGCGGGAATTATCATTATCGGAATATTATGAATATCTGGGCATGATGATGGATGCCGAGCTCGCCAAGGAAGAGGAGCGCGCGGCAAAACTCCTTGAAATCGAAAACCTCACCCAGGAGCAGCGCACCGCCATCCAGGAGGCCCATGAGCGCCGGCGCTCCGAAATCATGCAGAAATATGACGTATTCCGCCGCACCATGGTGGAGGAATCCACGGCGGCGCTGACCGCGGCCCTCAATCAATTTGAAAGCTCGACCAAGAACGCCCTCAAGGAAACGCTGTTCGGAGACGGAGGGTGGGGCGAGTGGCGCAAGAAAATGAAAGAGATGCTCCAGCAGCTGGTGGTGGATCTCATGTGGGCGACCGCCAAGGCCCTGGCATTGAAGGCGGTGACCGGGAGCATATCGGGGACCGGCGGCGCCGAGGGGTCCCTGGTGAGCGCGGTGGTCAATCGCATGTTCGCCCGCGGCAACGTGCCGACGCTGGCCCGGGGGCGGGTCCCCATCCTGGCGGGCGGGAATATCCCCTCGGGCCATGAACTGGTTTGGATGGATTACCGCCGCGAGGCGGTCATCAACGCGCAATCCACCCGGAAATACAATGACCTGCTGAGGTCGATCAACAACAACCCCAACGGCGGGGCCGGGGGCGGCGTGACCCAGCATATATCATTCAGCGGGAACGTGATGAATCAGGAATTTATCGACCGCGTGGTGATCCCCAAGCTCAAGGACGCGGCCCGCCGCGAGGGCACCGATTTATTCAGAAGGCAGGGGCTCTGATATGTATTACTGGCGCTATGGGTTCACCTCCACCTATCTCGAGACCCTGCTCACCATCATCGGGTCAACCCAGGATATTGACACATCCTACCTGGAAACAAATGACGACACCAACTGTATTTATGTCGCCTGGACAGGCGATGATGGGGACGCCGGTACGCAGGCGGAACCGGTGCGCACCATCGAGCAGGCGCTGACACTGGCGGCCGGGGACACTGATATATCCGTCATCACCATCCTGGACAGCAATACCTATGACACCAACATCACCGGCGATAATTATATCAATCTGGTGGGCATTACGCTCCAGGGGGCGGCAGGTCAAAGCCCGGTACTGGTGGTGGACACATCGGCCCAGAATTACATGGTGAAGATATCGGGCGCCGGTAAGCTGATCAATGTGCAACTATCGATCGAGGACAGCGGGAACCAGATCACGGGGATCGAGATCGAAAGCGGTACAGTTAAAAATGTAACCATATTTGGCGCCACCAGGGAAGGAATCAGCGTGCCGGCCGGATCCACAACGGTCGCCATTGACAATACATATATTTATTCCAGCCTGAACCGCGGCACCACCGACGGCAACGCGGTCAAGATCGCCGAGGGAACCGTGACCTTGACTCGATGCCTGCTGGTTGATAACCATCGGGCGGGGATCTATTGCACCGGCGCCGATGTAAAAACCGTGACCATTGATTATTGCACCATCGCCGGCAATCAATACGGGGTGCATGCCTACAGTTCAACCAATGCCGCGATCGAGGTGGACAACTCCATCCTGTTTGAAAACGATATCGCCGATTATTACCACGATTCGATCACCGTGGACGATTCCTGCATTGGATCGATATCCGGACTGGCGGAGTTCGAGCGGATCCTCTTCAATCCACTATTTATTGGCGGTGGCGATTACAGGATCCGCACGCTCCAGAATGGATATACCGACGGCAGCTATATCAGCCCGGTGATCAGCCAATCGGATACCGGGAAAGATCTGGGGTGCTATGATTACGAGCGCACCACGGAAAGCACCATCTATACTGAGTTTATCACCGAGCGGCCGATCACCTTCCGCAAAACTGATGTTGCCCTCGATGCGACGTTGAAATACACCAATACCCTGGTGGCGCGGCAAACGGACAAGGGCATTATCAGCAAATTATATCTTGGCTGGGATCAGATTGTTGACGAACAGTTCGAGAACCTGCAAGACATGTATGCCGCGGGCGGAACCATCTATCTATCCATTGACAATGGGCTCAATTTTACGGCGTATAAAATCGACAAAACCCAGCCGCTGGAATATTCCAGAACCACCAATATCGATGATATGGATTACCAGGCTGGGGTTGGCCTGGGGTTGATCGTGGCATGAAGTACACGCTCAACAATATTGACATATCGCCCCATGTGATCGGTTTTACCAACGTCAGATATCGCGTGGGAAAGACCCGGAACCTTTCACCCAACTCGGCCACTATAACGCTGGCCAATACCGACAATCTCTTTTCGCCCGAAAATGTCAATTCTTACCTATACGCATATCGTCGACGCTATGACCAGGTGACCGTCAAGATTGAGACCGATGACGGTGTGCTGGTATGGCATGGGGTGCTGGATAACGTGGTGCGGGATATCGACGGCGCCACGGTCACCCTGGAAACCACCGAAACCATCAGCAAGATCACCGAGCAGATCAATATCGACTATCAGGCGGGCGATGGCTTTGCCGGGACCATGGCCCACCAGGGAGAAACCGAGCCAGCCACCCACCAGCTGGCAATCGCCCGGCGGTATTTTGACGACTCCTATCTTGACGTTGGGGCCTTCCTGGCGGCAATCGAGGAGCAGAGCGCCGATGGGATCACCTGCGAAGTAACGGTCACCTCGGATGATACCATCAAGCCGCTGGATCTCATCAAGGCATTATGCTTTGATTGCTATCGACTGACGATTTATAATAACCGGTTATCGATTCTGAAAGAGCGGGTATTTGACGGCAACTATGGCTTTTATTTGCCCGATGAATTGATCATTGATTCCGGCATCATACAAAAACAGAAGTATGAATCCTATACCAGGTATGCCATCACCTGCATGAATGGCACGGACATTGAAACATATGAGGGCACCATTGGCGATTCGGGGAACGGGACCGCCGACGCCACCACGCTGACGGACGCGGGCGCCTCCTGGGATGAGAACGAGCTGGCGGGGCAGTTTGTTGAAATCAATGACGCATTGATCCTTGAAATCACCGAAAACACACCCACAATTATCAGGTTTGCAGGCAATACCGAGATCGGAGCGGTCACCTACAAGGTGCTTGAAAATAACAATTTGTATTCCGCGGATTATTCCACCGGGAAATTGGTGCTCACCGACGGCGCCGACGAAATAGGGGTGGCGATCCTGAGCACCCAGAAAGCCCAGCGGCTCATCATCAGGAATATCATGGTGGCCGATAGCCTTCCCTTGCTCCCCGGCGATACCATTACCATCCGCTATGAGGATGAGGGATTGATCTATAAGCCGTTTGAAATCGTGGAGCTCGAGCACCGGCCCGAGGAGCGCGTGTATATTCTGGACATCGAGGACTTGACCATCTTCGATGATACCGACACCATCGAGCCACCCGAGTCAGTGCTTGACCTCGAGGGCATCCGCCAGGAAAACACCGCGAAACTCTGGTGGACCGCGATCACTAACGCCACGCATTATCGGATTTATCAATCCACCAACGGCCAGGATTACCATCTGGTGTCCACCACCACCACGGCATCGGATACCATCGAGGACCTGTTCAGGTGGATCGGATATTATTTTTATGTGACCGCGGTGAATGCGTATGGCATGGAATCCGGAAGATCAAACATCCTGATTCTCGCCAAGCAGGAAGATGAGGCCGGATATATTGACGGATCCGATGGGCCCAACATGGAGCAATACGAGAAATGGGGGATCCTCGAAGCCTATCATTTTTTAATCTGCTATAAAAACCTGATCGGCAATGACATCGGCTACCTGGTGAAAAGCGAGGTGGCCGTGCTGGACAAATCGCAAAAGCAGGGCGCCAGCGATATCAGCCAGACGTGGGCGGAGGATGCCCTGTCCTCGACCGCGCGGACATTCGGGTATATCGACACCGCGGGCATTTCGACATATAGCCCCTATTACAAAAACACCGCCGGCGTGATATCGGTCATCAACTCGCTGGATATTCCCCTCACGCTCGATGGCACCACCTATGCCGCCGGCGCGGATCTCACCGATTCCGATGATTGGTTCATCGTGGACGGCCTCGGTGATTATATGACCTATTGGTTTGGCACGGGTTACATGGCCGACATCATGCAAACCGGGTGGCGGGATTGGTTCAAGGTATTCCATATCGATCGGACCATGGGGATATTTGATTCCGGCACCTGTTCGGGAACGGGGACGCTGACCGATGCGACCAAGACCTGGAACAATGACCAATGGATCGGATATTATATCAAGCTGGGCGCGGAATGGTATAAGATCACCGACAATACCGCCAACACCATCACCATTGACGATGCAACTGTTTTCACGGATGCGGCGTATATCATCAACTCGGAACCATATTCGGGATTCAAGGGTGTGTTCCTGGATGACGTGTGGGACCATATCATCATCAATTATACCGATATCAAGGACGCGACCGACAGCAATGTCACCAGCGATTGGGCCGGCGCCACCTGGGTCACCGACACATCCAAATCCTGGACGGTGAACGAATGGGCCGGCTACCAGGTCCAGATCGCCGGCGCGGGCCCATGGTTTAACATTACCGACAATACCGCCGACACCATCAATTTTGACGGGCCCAATGGGAACGTGGGCGCCGGCAAGGCCTATGCGATCAAGTGCAAATTCGAGGTTGATAATGGCGTGACCTATGCCGAGGCAATGACCGATTTCCTCGCCGAGATCAGGGCCCATGTCGAAACCAGGTCGATTGAATACGAGGGGAGCACCGCCAGGCTGGCCCAGGGTGTGATCATGTTGAATACCTGGCCGATCGACTTTGCCAACTACCAGGATTTTGTCGATGCCATCAACCTGAATTATCACCATTATGTGATGTTTGAGGCCTTGCAATGCACCTGGATCATGGCCAACGAGGTCACCAAGCAGTTCAAGATAAACGACTGGCACCAGGCGCTTGATCGATACGACCAGATGAAGCTCACCAATGTGCGCCTGGCCACGCTGGGATATCCTCCCCACCAGCAGATGTATCTGGCGCACCTGGCCGCGGGGATGCTGCTCTCAAAATATAGCGACAAGATCGAGGACATTATCAGCGGCAGCAACATCGTCCTTGACCAGATATTTTATGACATGCTCATGGCCCGCGGACTGGAAACAAAATTCACCGTGGGGATCCCCGATTCAGGTTACGAGGACAGCTACAACGCGGCCAATTATGATCATTATGCGGTCCATTGGAGGAAGTTTACCGGGGCATATGTATATTTCAACCCCGCCCGCAAGGTGCGCAAACTCGAGGTAATCCCAACCGAGGAACTCATTTCCTACCATACCGGCGACGCCCGGGAGAACGGGACCGCATATGATCTGTATCTTCCGCCATGGTCCATGGAGGCCCTATTCAGGCCAACCATGGCCGGCAGGATTGCCGCCCTGTTTCTCTCCGAATATCATCCCTATACCTATATCGACTGCAACGCGGCCTGGGTAATCTTTACCGCAGCCGGCGCCGCGGCTATCGGGACCAGCTCTGTTTGGATCAACAACGGTCATGGGCATCACAAAAAGTTCATTATTGACGGCACGGCCACCATACCCGAGGGCGAGCCCTCACAATTATTCCATGCCGGGGATGGCGCGGCCACATCGGTCACCGGATATGACGCCGACACGGAAGCCATCGTGGGTACCGGCATCAACAGCGCGGTGACCCTGACATCGAAAACCATCTACGCGGTGCCGTTTGTCGAGATCACCGGCGGGGCCGCACTGGTGCCGGGGACTGATTATCTGGTTGAATACAAGGAAAGTGAAAACAATGCGATCGATAAAGGCATCTGGGAAACCGATATATATTTCCTGACCGACCAGACAGGAGTAAACCTGACGGTATATTTTTACGAGCAGGGCCTGGGCGGGGATGGATATCCAGATCCGGATTATGAGCGCGTTGAGCATGGAATCCTATACCGCGAGGCAACCGGCTTTGAGCTGATCACCGGCGATATCGATTACGCGGATTGCGGCACCACCCTGGAGGAGGGGACTGATTATTTTCTTATCCCTGAAATCATCCGCTGGAAATGGGAATATCGTATAAAGAACCCATTCTCAATCGTGGGCGCCATGACCGGCGATCCGCCGGCAATCAACACCAGGAATATTATCAGCAGCGACACCCCGGGGGTGCGAAAAATCCAATGGGGCGATGTGGACGCCGACAACGTGATCCTGGTAGATGCGGCCCATACCTCGGCTACCAGTTATAACGGAAAAAAGCTCTCCTATGGGTCCAAGACCGTCACCAAGCCCAAGGTGCTGATCTACGGGTTCACCAAGGACCCGCGGGATGCCAGCTACGCCACCAAGGCGGTGGCCGATAGGACATTCAACAAGTGGCGCACCGAGAACCTGATCGACCGCGAGGATGGCGTACTCTATGACGATGTGGTGATCACCGGGTATTATGACGGCATCGAGGATCCGGTGGATACCGGCGCATGGGGATCCATCCAGGGTTGGATGGACGCTGAAAGCAAGACCTATGCCGAGGCCCAGGCATATTTCGACGTGGTCATCATCCTGGATAATTTCCTCGAGGCCAGCGCGGGATCGGCCTCAACACGGGAGCAATGGTCAAGCTGGCTGGATGAGGTGGATTATAATTTTCTGAGCGGATTCAAATCGACCGAATCCCAAAACAAGCTGATCATCGATGTCAGGTTCGGCGGTACGGGGTTTGTGTATTATGGCGGCGTGCAGGCGATAGGGACCAGCCTGCGGAATTGGTCAACCGGCGCCGATCTCACCGATTTATACGGGGTATTATATTTTGCCTCGGCGGCGTTTTCAGACCTCACCGATACGGATGCCGATATTTACGCGGATGAGGATGGCACCAAGTTATCTACCACGCTCCTCACCGATTACCGCATATTCAATTCCATAAAAAACATCACTGACCACTATGCAGTACCCGTGCCGACCGACCCCGAAGAAGAAACAAGCTGGCCCTATTATAATACTTATGAAAATGGCGGCGACTCATTCAGTTATATACCGCGATCCGCGCTGATCCGATCCGGCTATGCACAGGCCACCATATTTGAGCATAGCAAATTATACCGTCGATTATATGACATCACCGATTCGAGCGAAGAATGGATCAGCTATGAGCCTATCGAGCTGGACACCCTATATTTGCGCCATATGCCGGTATGGATCCTGCATCGCGACCTGAATTTTGGGGCGCCGTTATCGGTGTTCCAGGACGATACTGGAAACCGTGAAACCATAGAGGCTATCTATGGCTGGAGCTATACCGGCCAGATGGTGGCGGTGCCGCTGATCAAGCGCGATCAGGACCTTGGCGCTGCCTTCATCGAGGGCAAATATTTTACCTATCCCGAGGCGATAGATGAAGACAGCGACCGGAAACTGACCGATGATTTCCAGACCTATACGGAATGGTCTGGATATTTCGGGCATTACATTTCGAATTTTGGATCCTATGCGGGATATATCGGGGTATGGTTGCGGCCACAAAAGGATTATCATTTTTATCCATTAGGTGGTCCCAATCTCTATCCGTATTACCGGGCCACTGATGTCAACGCCTTGCTGGACTTGGGCAATGTAATAGAGTTTGATCACTGGTCGGGTGAAATATCACCGGGCTACGGCAAGGTATATGATGGATCATATATGGACCATGGACCCATACCGTTCAAACGCACTAAATCTGTATACGAGGGAAACGTCCTGAGTATACAGAAATCCACCGATGTGATCACCATCGCGACCAATATTGAAAGCGCGGATTTGCAAAATGTTAATCCCGCAACAGCATTGGCCCAGGGCATCATCACCGATGTGGATGAGGAACCGTTTGCATTCGGCATTTATATTTATAAAGTATATATCGATCTTGGGTTCGGGTATGTCGCGGACAAGAATGAATTCAAGGGTAAATATTTATTTGTTTTTAACCGGCCCTATAAGATCGACGGCAATACCGCGGGAATCAGCATTAAATTGGAGTTATGGGAAGACGGTGACATCAGTGATTATGATACATGGGTCACCACGGTTGGCTATATCCGGTCAAATGGTTCGATCCATATGTGCATGCTGTTCAACGCCACCGAGGATGAAAACACCATATTCAACGCCCCGGTGGTCCAGGTAAATCCATCCAGTGGAACGGTTATCATTTATTCCGCGCGGATGGTGGCGGCGGCCGCCGGCCCCACGCCCGTGGGGTATATCATATTATATCCCAATGATGAAAACGAGGAAAACAATAAGACCAACTTGGGCGGCCTGGTTACGACCCTTGATATTGCGCAAACAATATATGTCGCCGGAAACGATACCGACAGGTGGGAAACATCCCTGATTGACCGGGGGCTCTCAATATTTGACCGCCATTATCAGGAGCGCATCAAGGAGTTTGCGTGTGAATATAATACCGGTCTTATTACCGGGTATGCATTCACGCGGATCGCTGAAAAGGCCCCGCTGGTGGTATGGGCCGGCGTGTCCGTGGATGATATCAAGCGCTTGATATTCAATTTCATCGGCACCACGATCCAATATACCGGGGTCACCATCACCGAGGGCGACAAGCTCTATTTGTATTATAACGCGATGACCGACATGCTGCAGATCCTCGAGCAGGATGTGGATGATCCGATCGACTGTCCATATAAATATGGATCGTATGAGGGCATGTATTTATTGGCATTATTGGCAACACAATCATTGAACCAATTCACCTGGGGCGTCAGCTCCTGGGGCGATGGAGGACGGTGGGCATGAAAAAAAGACAGGTAGGATATAATAGGCTGGCCGACGAAGATGATTTCAATCTGCTCGCGGATTACCAGGAAGACAATGTGCAATTGTTTGCGCAGGACTGCGGCTTCGCCGGGTGTTATTTATCGGGCGGCGCGGTCACCCCACACAGCCCGGTGAGCTGGAAGGTGATCCTGGGCATATCGGCCGCAAGGGATGACAACGGGGACCGCATCAAGATAGCCTCGCCAGAGACCATTGACATGGAACCATCCGGGGATCCGGGCGTGGGGAATGAGGTATATATGTCGGCATTCCTGTCATATACCGCCACGGAAACCGTGCCCGACGTGGATGGTCACGGCGTGGCGTACTACAAGGACTACGATGACGGGTACGCGATCACGGTCGTCGAGGGGACGGCGGCATCAAGCGGTGCGGCGACACCTCCATCGATCCCGGCCGGCAAGCTCTGCATCTGCGACGTGCTGGTGACGCACGCGGTGTATGTGCGCGGGAACATCCAGACGGCGGACATCTCGATCAGCAGGCAGGTGGAGTTCACCTGGCCATCGTCGCTGTCATCGATAACGGTGGACGGCGACATCACCTGCACGGATGACATCAGCTATGATGGCACGCTGACGGGGACAGCCACGACGGGCACGAGCATCGACGTGGGAGGGGATGTTCTTGTCGGAGGGGATCTCGACGTAGATGGCGCTGCGGACTTTGCTGGCGATGTTGAGTTCGCGGGCACGCTGACGGGCTCAGCGACTACCGGAACGAGCATCGATGTCGGCGGAGATGTTCACGCAGACGGAAGCATCGAGACGGACAGCCAGCTAATATCTAATATTATTACGGGAACGAAGCCGATTGACGTTGACTCAACCACGGTGTGCACGAACCTCAATGCTGACAAGGTGGACGGGTGCGACGTTCAATCTGCTTTGACCGACTCATCGGCACACGTCCCTCGATCGGATACCGTCTATGATAAGCTCCTCGCCAAGCAGGCTCTCAACTACATCATGAACGGCGACATGTCAAATTGGCAACGTGGAACGAGTCTGTCTGCCAATGGATACATAGCAGATAGGTTCAAAATTATTGGTGTCGGATCAACTGTTGTTCAGTCTCGTCAAGCTGTCACAATAGGCGACATTCCAGAGCCGAGTCCAAAATATTGTCACAGAACGGTTGTGACAAGCGCGGCGGGTGCGGGGAATTATTCTATTCTTAACCAGTACATCGAATCTGTATATTCATTGGCGGGTAAGACAGTAACCTTATCATTTTATGCAAAAGCGGATGCAGCAAAACCAATCTCTATTGAATTTTACCAACATTTTGGTTCGGGCGGTACTCCTTCTGCTGGTGTATCCGCTATTGGTGTAAAAAAAATCACACTATCTACATCATTGGTAAAATACACGGTCACAGCAAGTATCCCTGCCATAACTGGCAAGACATTAGGGACGAATGGAGATGATGCAGTTATTATACATTTTTGGTTTGACGCAGGAAGCGATTTTAATGCACGTACCGATACTCTCGGTCAGCAATCAGGGACATTCGACATTACAAGAGTCATGCTCAACGAGGGCGAGACCGCGCATGAGTTCGTCCCGTTTGGCGGGACGTATGTGAGCGATTATGAGGCGTGTTTGCGGTATTGTTATGCTACAAAAGCTCAATATTATACAATAAGGATGACTGCATATACGGCAAACGATATGTATTTTGCAGCTAATTTCGTTAAACCAATGCGAGTCCAGCCTTGGATGCCACTAACGACTGAGGTTACATATTTTCAGGTACTAACAATAGCTACAGTCGCTCAAACTGGATTTACTATCGGCTTGAGTGGTACGGGTGGAGACAATCCGTTATTGACTCTTCACAAAATAGGACACGGATTAACCGATGGATATTTAGAATTGCGTAATATGGTTTTCGACGCCGAACTATAACGAGGAGAAAATAAATGTTTAACACAAAATTATACATCCGTATCAACGAGAACAAAGAGATCATCCACGCCTTTACCACGGACTTCGAGCAACCACAGGACGGCGATATCCTCTACATGGAGAACTGCGCGAGGCATGTAGGTGAGAGCGCACCGGAGCTTGCCAACCTCACCGACATGATGACGATGGAGCGGCGGCTATCGTGGGACGCGAAGGCAAAGAAAATCATCGTCCGCACCGAAGCCGAGATGAAGGCGAGCGCGGGCTATATCGCGAGGAGGGACGCGGCCGAGGCGGAGCGGCTGATTGCTGAGAAGATACGGGCGCAGGCGGTGGCCGAGCTGGTGGCGGAAGGAAAATTGACGGCTGATGGGAAGCTGAAAAAATAACGTGTCCGAGGAAGGAAAATGGAATGCCTAATCAATCGCCTCAAATGGATCATAGCGCTGAATTATTTGTCCGGCTCATTGGTGTTGTTGTTATGGTGGTTAATGCGCTCATGATGATGGCCGGCGCGGCGATCTGGAGGTCCTTCCGATCGTTCAAGGAGGACCAGAAAAAGAGCCTGCGCGACTTTGTGGAGCTCCACATCCGCGAGCATGAGCGCATTGGCGATGAGCTGACTACCTTATTCGACCGCGAGCGCGAGGATCGGGACATCCTCAAGGCCACGGAGAAGGGGCTGGTCGATCATATCGCACATTGCAAGGACACCAGGGACACCTGCCCGGGGAGACATGGACGGTGAGCACCTCACATGGATGGAGGTGTACCTGCGCATCCGGCGGGAATTTTGCGGACGCTGTGAGGCTGACTGTACGGCATACCGAAAGGCGTTTTGCATCGAGCAATTTTTGTGGATTACCGAGATGTGGGAGGTGAGCAATGACCCTGAACGTGACGTGTGAGATCCGGCGGAATGTCAAGGTGGATACCTATATGGCCGTCGAGGGCGAGAATCTGCTGGTGCTGGTGGACGGACGCGGAAACGAGATCGACCGCAATCTCAGCAAGGTGCTCTGGTGCGGCAGCGGATCGCCATATCCGACGCCGCCCGGTGGTCCCTGGTCCACAAAGTATGTCGCCAGCCATGCGCGATTCGGGCGCTGCTTCCAGGTCAACAGCGACAGGGAGAGCGAGATTTTCATCCACCATGCCGCAAAGAAAAGCTATGGGTGCTTCATCATCAACCCGACGACGGCGGGCGGTCTGTTCATGGAGCGCTTGATCGACAATAAGGACGGCCTCATGGTGGTACAGCACCAGGTAGTCGACAATCGATCGGCGGCCGAGCAAACGGCCAATCCGATTGATTACAGCAAGATGAAAAACTATATCGCATAGGGGGGAGACATGGCACTCATCAAGACGCTCTGGGAGGGACTGGGGACCACGCCGCAGAAGCGGGTGCGCAACCTGATATGGATCATCACGGCGGCCACGGGATCCATCATCCTGACGCTCAACCTCAGGTTTGGCTACAACGTACAGATCCAGCAGCCGGCGCCCTGCAAATGTCCGGGGTGGTGGATCCAATGGGGCCCCGCGGCGGATATCAACATCGATATCAAGCGCGAGACGGTTACGGGAGGCGCGAAATGATACTGCCAACCGGACTGATCAAGGTGCTCGGATACATCGTTGGAGCCGCGCTCATCATCGCGGTGGTGCTGACGGCCATCCATCTACTGCCGGGGTGCATGAGCGCGCCGAAGCGCGACGCCTACTCCTGCGATGAGTGCTACACGGCCATGGACTGCCTCTACCGGATCAAGGACGACAAGGATAAGGCCGCGTGCTCCCAGCTTGTCGAGGCGTGCCGGGACTCGCTGGAAGAGACGCGGGTGCGCGCCCGGCTGGAGTACTGCGCGAAGGGGCGCCCGGAACGGATGACGGAGGCCGAGTGCCGGCTCCTTCTCAATCAGAAGTAAGTTCTTCATACGATCCTCCAATATACTCACCCATGGCCCGGCCCTCCTATGCCGGGCATCTTTTTTTAAAATCTCACGCCGGCCGACAGCATGGGCATCCAGGTGAGCTCATAGCCATCGGTGACAATCTTGCTCCAGGTCTGATCATATTGGAGATAGACCGCCTTGATCGTGAGTTGGATGATGGCGGGGCCCCAGGTGACGGCCGCGCCCATCGAGACGATCAGCGGGAAATAGATATCGTCGCCGTGTCGGTCGGACGTGTCCAGGATGCGCAGCCCGATCCGGTGGTCCCCGCCGTCCAGGAAGTAGAGCCCGCCATGCAGGCCCGCGAACACCTTGAACATGTCCCAGTGCAGATAATAGGTGGCCCCGTATTCCCACACAGTCTCGTTGGTGAGCGGGAAGAAGAGCACCGAGAACGAGGGCAGGGACAGGTTCGGGCTGATGAGGAAATCCTCAAGGACCAGGCCGAAACGGGCCCGCACAAAATTGTCATAGGCGTTGGGATTGGTCCATTCCGGGTCGTCATAATTGGTGTCAAGCTGGACGGCCGGCGCCAGGATAAAGGTGTCCGCAGCCATGACGCTATACGGCACAATGAGCATGAGCAACAAGGCGATGATCTTCATGATGAGCCTCCAGATATTGATATTATGATATATATTTCATAATGCTATGTCAATATTTTATCCCGCCATCCAGAGGCGCCAGGCAAGTGATTTTTGGTTGATAGATGTTCGAAGTTTGTGCAATTCGGCGCGCCTACCTGTACGACTTCGAACTTTGTCCTTGAACCGGATTAACGCCGGATCAAGGACAAAGGCGAAGGGCTTTCTCCATTCAATCGTAGCGGCTTCCCCATCAATCTTGACGCAATCGATAAGCGGATGGAGCATGTCACCCTTCTGGGCCTCTGAAGCATTCCGGTAAATGAGCGGGAACTGCTTTGCCATCTCGATCACACTATCAACCTTGACAATGAAGTCATGATGGTCGATGCGCAGGGCGGCCCGCTGTTCTGTCAGCCGGGCGATTTCCTGGCGGAACTTGGACAGGGTGCGGTTCACCGCATCGAGGTCCATGCCGTCAACCGAATAGAGCGCCAGGATCTTGTCCTGCTGGACCTCGAGATCTGAGATTTTGCGGCTGAGGGCCGCGAGCTCGGATTGCTCCGCCTTCCTGGTTTTCACGGACTGCCGGAAAAGGTCTTTCAGGAGGGCGGCGAAATCGTCCCCGAACGCGACCTGGCTGATTGCCTCATCGATTGCGGGCCCTATAACGGCCGCCGGTAAATATAATCTTCGCTCAGAACACGCATGCATATAATATTGATATTTGCCCTTTTTAAGTTCGCCGGTGAGCATCTTGCCGCAGGCCGAACAGCGCAGGATCCGCGAGAAAGGAAAATCATGATAGTGACGGTTCATCCCCGGGACGGGGCGCAGCCACATGGGGCCGCGCCCCATGCGCCGCATGCGTTCGTCATAACGCTCCTTTGGATAATATGGCTCATGGGCGCCCGGCCATATCTTGCCCTGAAAAATAAACTCCCCGTGATAGAACGGATTGGTGAGCGTATACGCCACGCTTGACACGTCCCATTTCTTACCCCTGGCGGTTCGATATCCTTTCTCATTCAACAGCGCGGCGAACGAGCGCAGGGAATACCCGCCCTCATCGAACTCATCAAAGAAAAACCGGATGAAGTTTTCCCGTTCCCGGTCGATCACGTGGGCGCGCTTGTCCTTGTCGTATCGATATCCTATTGGGGATCCCAGCGGCGCCACACCGCGGCCGGCCTTGAATCTCTGGTTTTCCATGGTGTCATGGGACAGCTTGTCGGACAACTGACGGGCCGCGGCGATCTCAACCGCCAGGATGAACTTGTCGGCATAGGTGCTTTTCTTGTTGAGGACCCGGTGCGTCTGGTAGAAGTGAATATTGAACCCGTGCTTTTCCACCAGTTCCTCGATCCTGAGGAGGTCCCCGTAGTTCCGGCTCATGCGGTCCGTGTTTTTGAATATCAGGTCCTTCACGCCATACTGCAGGGCCAGGTCGATCATCCGGTTGAACGTCTTCCTGATGGTGGTGCCGCGGGCGGATTCGATTACGGTGAAGTAATGGACCACACCCAGGCCGGCGCGTTCGGAGTATTGGGCCGCATGGCTCTCCTGGTAATCGAGGCTCAACCCATCGGCCTGCTGCTTGTCGCTGATTCGGTCATAGGCGAAGGCACTTATCATGCCTGATTCATGTGCCTGTGCGATCTTGTTGGTGATGTTCTTGACATTTATCATTAGTTATATATAATCATGGTAATTGATGGATGTCAAATTATTTATCTGGTGGGATATGCCATGTTTTTGATTGATGGATTTATGGAGATAATATCTTTAATCAGGAAAAATATAGGTAAATCGAAAACCACTCTACAATCAATCCAACATGGTCCGGATGATTATATTATATGGTATGTTGATAAAAAAGGCGAGAAAAGCAAACGGTTGATAACCATTAAAAAGATAAAATATATTTATGATGAATCCGATTTGTTGATTCTTGCATATTGCCATCAGAAACACGATAAGCGTACTTTTATCGCATCACGTATAGTATTGCTTACCGAGGCGAAAACGGATATCCCACATGATAATGGATTGGCTTTCCTTCGAAAAAAATATGAATTTGATATTTTGGATGAAGAGGATGATTTCGACAATGAGTGATATGAAGTTATATTATTCTAAAACAACATATTGATCGATACATCATTAAATATTTTTGAATATTAAGCAAAATTAATTTGCCGGTTTACTATACTAATGTTACCTTAATATTTATCGGTCCCCGCCAGGAATTATCTTCTTATCAATCCTGCCGCCAATCGGGTAGTTTAATTAAGGATAAAATCAATGATAATATCCGACGAGGAAAGAAAATTAAAAGAGCAAATATTATTTTTACTGAAGATCTGGGCTAATCGATCTCCCAAGGGCCAATTGGATCGCATCCCGACAAATGCGATGAATAATAATTCGATCGGCCTCGGAAATATCCATATTCAAGACCCGTAATATTTCATCATCCATATCACTCATGTATGGTGGACGGATAGATTCAAAACTATCATTTTCATCAATAAAAAATTGCCAAAGGGGTATTTTGAAATAATTACAAATATCATGTATGAAATCCAAGGGAGGATATTCCGCATTAATCCATCTGCTTATATTGGATTCAGATGTGTGACAAATATCAACAAGATCTTTTTGTTTAAGATCGTGCTTTTTAAGCAAAGCATGTAATTTGGATCCAAACATTCTCTTGCCCGTACTTACAATAAATATCAATTTTAAGATAAAACAATAAAAAAAATTCCAATTATGGGAATATTTTACTTGACTAATCCCATAATTGGTAATAATGGTATTGATATGTTACATAATACGCATAATGGAATATCTTGCATGGTTAAATCACCGGATAACAAAGTGCCGTTTCGGGGCGAACTCTATTCTGAGGACCAAACCGAATTTAATAAAATCAGGAGATCCAAGGACCTCAAAGTGGCCCAGTTGTTTCATGAAATGCTCATAGCATACAAGGATAAATACAACATTAATATAAAATGATCAATCCTGATTCTGACATAGCCATGCATGTGCGCGGTATTATGGATTTTCACGCGGCGGTTTCCAAGGTGCGTGATCAGTTGATCGCCGAAGGAATACTGGAAATGAGGAATGGTATATTGTCGGCAACCGCAAAGGGGATGGCAAGGCAAGATAAGCACAGAAGAAACGCTGAGGCCTATCGGTTTAGGCCAAAGAGGGTACATGAACAAACAAGAAATTATTGAGAACATCAAGCAACTTGAGGCGGCAGATTGGATGATGATCATTGCCGATCTATCCGCCCAAAAAGAAGAACTGGAGCTCAGGATTGAATCCAATCGCCACAAGGTTGAATATTATGAAGACATCATTGACCTCGAAGACCTGATTGAAATGTCCGCAGTGGCAAAAATATTAAATTTTAACGGCATGGGCCGCAATAAGCTGTTTCGATATCTCAGAGAAAAATGCCTTTTGCGGTTCAACAATGAGCCCTATCAGCGATATGTCGACATGGGGCTTTTCGAGATCAAACCAGAAAAGTTTGAAAATCCCACAAACGGCGAGACCATGGTTTACAACAAGACTCACGCGACCCAAAAGGGTATCGATTATATCAGGCGTATGCTCATCGAGGATGGCTATGAACGTCACGAAAACTCCGAAAGATAGAATCGTCGAGCTGCATAATGGGATCATGCAGGCCGCCAGGCGCAGCGTGGCCGATGCCATACAGATTGGCCAAATTATTGCTGATCAAAAAGAAACAATGCCTCACGGCGAATTTTTGCCATGGCTCGAAGAATTGCCTTTTGCCGAGCGCACTGCTCGCAACTACATGAAATTATTTGAGTATCGCAGCAAAACGGCAACAATTGCCGATTTGCAAGAGGCATACCACCAGATTGAGCAGATCGAATACGATGAAAAAAAGGAACGCGAACAGCGCGATTTGGATATTGTCGCAACCTATAAAAGTACAGGAGTAAAACCGCCAGAATGGGAACGCCGCCATGATTATCTCTATAAGAAAATGATGGATGATGATGAGTTTGAACTCCGAAAGCGTAACCATTTGGACCAAAAACGCCAACTGCGCGAGGAAGAAGAACGGGTACGACGTGATGCTTACCAACAGATCCGCAAAGATGATTCCACTGATGATATTCTAAGTCAGGCCGCACATAAATTTATTACTGAGCAAAAGAAGCGTTCCGAATTCAAAACCAAAATCAAACTTTCATCCCTGGGGAAGACAGATCCATTCGTTGACGCTATCATGGACTATCTGGACGGTCTCCCCGATGATAATCGACGCATTGAAGCTTGTAATAATATCGTAAAGGTATGCCGCACCATCGCGGTGCAGCTCCATCAAAAACAGCACAAGAGCAAATAGGAGGCCCACCATGACCATAGCAATCGTGACGAGCGAAGAGATCCCCGGTAGGTTTTTTCAGGTGATGATGTACTCATCGCTGCGTGGCACCAGGTTCCGCTATGAACTGCCGGTCCAGGAGGCGGTGCTGTATCTCAGCACCGGGATGTATGGGGCCCGGCATGCTGACGTTTGACCTGGAGCAGATCCGCGCGGCCGCCGAGGAGGTGTTTGACCGGCGGCACCGGGGCAGCATGTCCCTGGCGCAGTTCAGGCTGGGGTTTTACGAGGGCGCGGATTTCATGCGCCGGTCACAGCGGATAACGGAACTGGAGGCGCGGCATGGCAAAGCCGGTCAAGATACGGACGGCCTGTGTCAAATGCGGGATTGAGCTGGTCATCGAGGCCGACGACAAGAGCCCAGCGGCCAAGGTGGTCAAGTGTTCACGGTGCGGAAAATGACCCGGCACGATCTCGATGAACTGGAGCTGGTGTTCAAGGAGATCGAGGCGGTATTCGACAAGATCAAGCTGTTCGACGCGGCATATCATCTGGAGGAACGATGGCAAACGACATCAACAGGATCATCCTCATCGGGCGACTCGTTAAAGCGCCCGAGTTGAGATACACCCAGGCGGGGACGCCGGTGGCCAACTTTTCCCTGGCGAACAACCGGGAGTATACCGCCAACGGCGAGAAGAAGAAATACTCATCATTCATCAACTGCATCGCCTGGAACAAATTGGGCGAGATCATGGTCCAGTACTGCAAGAAGGGCCAGCGGGTGGCCATCGAGGGCCGGCTCCAGCAGCGGCAGTGGGAGGACAACACCGGGGCCCATCGGCAATCCGTGGAGGTGATCGTGGACAATTTCCAGTTCCTCACGGACAAGAAAGCCGAGGGCGACCAACCGACAGAGGACCGGCCCGCGGAACCGCGGCCGCCGATCCTGGAGGGCGAGGACGTAAGCGGCCAGGCGCCGGACTTCGACGGCGCACTGCCGGTTGATGATATACCGTTTTAAGGAAGCCAGACCTCCTGAGGCAACCATCACATGCGAGCGAGCCAGTAACAAAGAGAAAACCACTGTAACAGAGCGAGCCAGGGACGGGAAGGAAACCACGAAAGGAGAGCGGGCCATGGGAAGAAAGGAACCCACGAAGGACAAGCGGGCCAGAAGCGGGGAGAAAACCATGTCGGAAGAGCGAGCACTTAAAAACCCCGATGGGGTATAACAATAGGAGGTTACCGATGGTAACAAAACAAGTCAAGGCGATTGAGTTGGTGTTTGATTGGAACCTGTGGCCGCGGCATGAGGTTGGCCAGTTGGATTCCACAAATCTGGCGCGCATGCGGCAGGCGATATTGGCGGGAATAAAACTGCCCCCGGTGATCGTCAACCAGCATGACAACCGTATTATCGATGGCATGCACCGCACGAAGGTCATGCTAAGTTTGTACGGCGACGATGCCATGATCGAGGTGCTGTATAAGCAGTATGAGAGCGAGGCCGAGATGTTTATCGACGCGGCCAGGATAAATAATCAGCACGGTCTGCCCTTGTCGCCCAAGGATCGGGTGCACGTATTTTTAAAGGCCCGAAAGATGAGGATTCCCATCCCGGCCATTGCCGAGGCCCTGGGCATGGAGGTAGAGGCAACCAAAAAGTTCATTGAGGACAGGATCGCGACAAGCAAGTCCGGCGAGAAAATTCCACTGCCGGGCGGGGCGCACAATCTGAAGGGGAAGGTGCTCACCAAGAAACAGGAGGAGTACGTCAAATCATGCCCCGGCACAAGCGCCCAGCTGTATGCCCGGCTCCTGCTGAATGCGCTGAACGCCGACGCGGTGATTTTCAATGACAAGGTAGTGGCGGCATTAAAGGACCTCAAGATCAAGATTGAGATCATTCTTGCGGAGGTGGCGTGATGGAAGAACGGAAAAAGCAATCACTGCACATTCTTACGCGCGCCTACTATGACTATCAGCGCGAGCGGATGTCACTGGACGGACAGATCGGCCGCAAGAAGAACGGCGAATTAAAGAAAGGTGTACCGGAACGCGAGGAGGAGCTGTTACTGTTGTTGATGGAGCGCCGCGAGGCCGTGGCGGAAATGGAAAACCAGCTCCTGAAAGAGATCGCCAAGGAGGTGCATCTGTATCCGCTCTGGAAGGAATTTCTGGAGCACGTGCTGGGCTGCGGGGAGGGCATGGCCGCGGTGATCATGACCCAGTTTGACATCACCAAGGCGCCGACCGTCTCCAATCTGTGGAGCTTTGCCGGACTCGCCCCCGGCAAGGACCGCAAGGTCAAGGGCCAGAGATGCCCATTCAATCAGTTCTTGCGGGCCAAACTGTGCGGGGTGCTTGGTTCCGGGTTCCTGAAGGCCAACAGCCCGTATCGTGAATATTACGACAACATGAAAAACCGGCTGGAATCCGAGGACTGGGGAACGGCAAGCAAGAACCCGACGGACAAGAAACGCCCGAAGGCGGGGCACCAGCACAAGGCGGCGACGCGGTACATGGTCAAGATGTTTCTGAAAGACCTCTATGTCGCCTGGCGCACGCTGGAGGGATTGCCCGTGCGCCCTCCCTACCATGAGGAATATCTGGGTAAACGCCATTCGGCATAAGGAGAGCGAGCCATTAGTGGTAAGGAAACCATTAAGGATGAGCGAGCCATTTACGGTGAGGAAACCATGTATCATGAGCGGGCCAGAATACTGGAGGAAACCATTGACCGTGAGCGAGCCGATCGCCGTGAGGAAACCACAATCTTCGAGCGGGCCATTGCGACGGAGAAATCCAACTACCAGGAGCGCATCAGAACGCTGGACAAAATGAGCCAGCGGGCGGCCGGCAGAGAATGAAGGTGGTTCATTGCCACCCCGGCCACATCGCCGCGGCAGACCTTTGGCTCACGCGGCGAAAGTAGAAGTAGTGTATTTTTCCACCCTCGGATGCGGGGAAACATCCGGGGGCCCTTTGCCGGTTCAGGCGAGCTGATCGTCAATAACCTTTCCCGGGTGTTGATGGTAAGGCGGGGGTTCGATTCCCCTGGCCGGCACAGAATACATACAGGAGGAGGCGGCATGAAAAACGTAAGTTTAGCGGTTGACGGGGATCTGCTCACCATCACCTGCGACCTTTCAAAGCGGTATGGTAAAAGCTCATCGGGGAAGACCATTATCATCGCCAGCACCGAGGGCAATGTGTCGGTCCCTGAATCGGACGCGAAAATCGGGCTGAATATCTATGTGAAGGAGTAAACCGGGAGGAGCGTATGGCAACGATAGATCCATCAATCGAAGTATACACATTCAACGTAAACCTCAGGGATTACCTGGCGGCCCAGGCGATGATGGGCATGTTGGCAAGCGGCTATTTTCCCCGCGGCGGGTATAAGGACGGCTATGCGGAAGGCGCGGCTGAATCCTACAAGATAGCCGACGCGATGCTGGCGGCAAGAGGAGACAACAATGAAGCTGAGTAACATCCAGCAGGTGGCCGTGGGGCGCCTGAAATTCAACACCATCAACCAGAAGTATTTCAAGGAGGAGGGCGGCCGCGAGCTCACGGCGCTGGAGAAGGACATCAAGGCCCGCGGGATCCAGGTGCCGCTTATCGCCAAGAAGGACGGCACGCTCCTGGCCGGCCATCGCCGGCTCCTCATTGCCAGAAAGCTGCGCTTGAAAAAGGTCCCGGTCCAGTTTGTGGCCGGCAAGATGAGTAAGTCCGAGGAAAAGAAGTACATCATCAAGGACAACCTCCTGCGCCGCCATCTGTCATTCGAGCAGCGCCAGGCATTGTATAAGACGGCGATCCGCGATCTACCCCATCGGATCCTCATCAAGAATAGCTCCATGGGCATCACCGAGGAGGACCTCATGGAGGAGACCGGGCTGGACAGGTCCACGGTCAAGCGCGACCTGAACCGCATGCGGCGGGCCCGCGAGCGCGAGGTATTGCCCCAACTGGATATCAAGGTGGTCAACACCAAGGAGGTGCTGAAACTCAAAAAGGCCCTGGCGGCCATGATGAACGTCGCCCGCTGGGACAACGAGCTCACCATCGCGGCATTCATGGAGCTCCTGCGGTCGGCCATGAGCGACCTGGAAGTAAAGACCAGACTGCAACAGGGAGCGGCAAAGCGGCTGACGTAAACACGTAAACACGTAAACACGTGAAAAACAACCTGGCAGAGGGTGTGGTGCATGTCAGATATTAAATGGATCAAAATATCAACCAACATTTTCGATGATGAAAAAATCAAGCTCATCGAAAACCTGCCGGAGGGGGACACCATCCTGATTATATGGATTAAGCTCCTGGTGTTAGCCGGGCGATGCAACCAGTGCGGGCTTATCTATATCGCCCGAGATATACCCTATGATGAAATGACGCTGACTACGATTTTAAACAGGCCATCGGCAACCGTAAAATTGGCCATTGAGACGTTTATTAGATTCGGAATGATCGAGATAATGAATGAGAAGCTGGCAATCATCAACTGGGAGAAACATCAGAACCTTGATGGATTGGAACTCATGCGGGAACAAAGCAAAATGAGGATGAGAAAGTACCGCGAGAAACGAAAATTGCTATGTGACGCAACCGTTACGCAACCGTTACCCAAGGTTACGCAGGAGAATAAGAGTAATAATAAGAATAAGAATAAGAATAAGAAAGAAAATAGCGCGTCGCGCTTTACCCATGAATCTGTTCGTGCTTGGTTCACGGACAATAATACAAATTATTACCATGATGCAAAACAAGCCGCATGCATCAACAAGCTGATTAGCAAGGCCGCCGGCTTGGGACATGATCCTCTTGATATTGCTGTTAGGTTTAAGCATATCATAGAAAGCGGTGATAAATTTTGGTGTCAACAACCGCTTACACCGGCGCGAACGCTCGCCAATTATGACGCCATCGTATCTCATAAAGACATAAAAAGTACCAACTATAGAACCAAAAATGCTTTTTTGGAAAGTCTTACACCAGAGGAACAGGAGGCAATGGTCGGCGATAGGAGGTTCATAGAATGACACATGAGCAATGTACCGCGAAGTTAGCCGCATACTACAAGGAACCCATGCGTGAAATAGTATCACTTGATGAAGCTGGCCACCAAAAGACCATTCCAAATCTAAGGGTTAAAGAAAATCATGCATGGATGATTCGGAACATACATGCTGATTCACTTGATAGGTTTTATAATAATGTGATAGCAAACTTTAAGCCAACATCAACCGTTCCATATCCCCTGGTATCCGACCTGGAATATATAAGCAGAAGCGGCTATGTGCCGGAGCGGATAGGGAAAGACGACAACCTCACGATGGAAAACATGATGATCGAATATCAAAAGGTAAACGAAATTCCAAAAGACGCGTCGCCCCCGAAAGGAATTACCATTGGCGAAATCTATGATGAAGTAAAGAAGCATGATGCAGACAACAATCATATCATAAATAAATATGGAATTAACGGTGCATTAAAAGCGTGGGCTCTTTTCCGTGAGATAAACAACGGCACACAGATACAACGTGAAATGCTATTTGATAATTGGAAATATTACTTAGATGAAAGGAGGTCAGGATGCTGACAGGTGTAGTGGTAACATGCGATAAATGCGGCACCAACGTGTTGTTGAAGGTCGAGGATTTTGGGGTGGAATATGTCGAGGACTGGGCCCTGGTGCGCAACCGCTATATGTGCGGCCATTGTGTCAAGACGATGGCCATGGCCGATGAACTGCGCAAGGAGGCCAGCGGTGAGTGACATGATCGTCAGGGACCAGATCGGCCAGGTGCTCGATGGGGTGCGCGACATCCTCTACGAGAAAAACAGCCGCTATGGCAACAGCGCCCTGCAGCCCCTGCGGGTGTTTTCCAAAGCCGGCGCCGAGGAGCAGATCCTGGTCAGGCTGGACGATAAATTGAGCCGGGTGGCCCAGGGCGAGCTGCGCCGCAACGACGTGGTGGACCTGATCGGGTACCTTGTATTACTCATGGTGGCCCGCCACTGGGACGCCGCGGGCCTCATTGATTAAGGAGGACGGCATGACGGCATATCACATATTCAGGAAAACGATCCGGCGCCACCAGGAAGACCGCGCGCCCATCACCTTTGACGATTATGTCAAATTGCATGAGGCATATCAGCGCGAACAGGCGGAGATGTATGACGCGATCACCAAAACCAAGAACGATCTGCATGAGGTGATGAACCGGATCTACATGATGATGCCGGTCACCTGCCCGCATTGCGGGGAGCGCCATAAACAATCGGCCATTGGCTGCCCGGCGTGCGAATTCGATCCGAGGAACTGACCATGAAACGGTGGATGATTGACGCGATCTTGATTGGGGCCCTGCTGGCCTGCATCGTACAGCTAATAGAAATCCGCATGCAGACGGCCCGCATCCAGTCGATGATGTACGACCTGGACACGGAGATCACGCGCGGGGCCATGACGGGCAAGGTTGGGGAGCGCGTCCAATGATGACCGCGGCCATCATCCTGGGGATCCTGGCGGTATCGCTGGCGGTCACCCTGGCCATTGGAGCATTTATCGGGGAGGGAATGAAATGAGCATTATGTGGGTATTGACGGCCATATCGATCACGGGGGTGATCCTGAATATTCAGAAAAACCGCTGGTGCTTCATTCTCTGGTCGGTCACCAACACCAGCTGGATGGTGATCGATTGGTATCATGGATTGTATGCCCAGGCCGCGCTCTTCGCCTTCAACCTCGCCACCTGTTTGTGGGGCCTCTGGCATTGGCGGGACCGCGGGGTGGGCAACGATGAGATGATCTGGCGCTTCCGGGAACGGCTCAGGAGGGGGGAATGATGAAGCTCCTGTTTAATCAACGGGTCCGCGCGGCCCTCGATCGATTTTATAATCGCGGCTGGAAGGATGCGGTAAAGATCAAGAACAAGGAGATCGAGGACGTGATGGCCCGCATGGGCGCAGAGATCGAACAGGCCCGCGAGCACCAGCTGGAGCATGATCAGATCATCATGGGCGAGCTGCGCCAGGAGATCACCCGGCTGGCCGAGGAGAACAAGGCTCTGCGCAACGCCTACAAGGACTATATCGACGCGAAGATCAGCCAGGAGGTCGACAATGTGACCTATCTGCATGATCGGCGCGAACCGAGGATCACCCGCGGGATGTTCGGGGGGAAGAGATGAAAAGATATACGGTAATTCCAGATGATTGTGGGCATCTTGTTCCAGCAGAGAACACGCATGGAATGTTTGTATTACACTCAGATGTTGAACCTCGTCTCGCTCTCATGCGGGAGATGGTGGGATTACTGAAAATTCCTCCGTGGGATCGTTATATCGAGTGGGAAAAGAAACGGTTAGACATCCTCACATGCTACGAAGAGATGAAGGAGAAGAAATGACCTACGCCGTGGGCTACCATCCCAACCTTGATGACTGGGACGCCGACAGCGTATCCTTCTTCGACACCGAGGAGGAGGCCCGGCACGCCTATGATGAGATCAAGGCCGTCATTCAGCATACCGAGCGCGGCCGCTGGTGGATTGAGCTGTATATCTGCGGCGAGGACACGGACGCGGTAACGCTCCAGGAGGAGCGCGGTGACGGCGGGTACCCCATGACAAATACTGTCAGGGATGATCAGATGCGGCTGTTTGTATGAGTGCGCGAATTGAATATAACATATCCCGGCATAAACGCCGTCGGAGGGACAGCAATGAGCATTAAAGATGCAATAGTTAAGCGAGGATATGCGGAAGGTGAATATTTTCACAAGTGTAAAACGTGCGGGAAAGAATTTGTTGCCGACAAACGAGCGTGGAATTGTTTTGATTGTGCCTGCAAAAAGGCCGATGGCGATTATGCCGTGTTAGGCGATGGCTGGCGGGATGTCAGAAAAGAATTGCCGGATAAAAACGGGGATTATTTGGTATTTATCGATGACGGAGATCAAGCGGTGGTGCGTTATGAAGATACGTGGTGGCGTGTAATATGGCATCATCATATATTGTTTTGGCGACCACTTCCAGATCCGCCAACTTTCGCTTAACAGAGACGGCGTAAACGCATGTACTTGTATTGCGTTTTACGCCGTGTTATATGCTGTTCGCGCATGAATACAATAAGGCGGCGTAGTACACGGATGTACGAAGCCGAATGAAACAGGAGAGGATTACTTGAATGAGTTGGCTTTATTCGCGGGCGCTGGTGGAGGAATACTTGGCGGGAAACTCCTCGGATGGAGAACGGTTTGCGCCGTGGAGATTGACGCCTATGCCGCGAGCGTTCTTGTCCAGCGACAGAATGACGGTATTCTCGCGCCTTTCCCGATTTGGGATGACGTTTGCACCTTTGACGGAAAGCCGTGGCGCGGAATTGTTGACGTCGTTTCTGGTGGGTTTCCGTGTCAGGACATCAGCGTATCTGGACTTGGTGCTGGACTCTACGGCGAAAGAAGCGGATTGTGGAACGAAATGCGGAGAATTATTGGCGAGGTACGACCGAGATACATCCTCATTGAAAACAGTCCAGCTTTGCTTGTTCGGGGGGGGGTGCGAGTTATTGCAGACATTGCCGAGATGGGGTATTCTGCGGAATGGGGAATTATCGGAGCGAAAAGTTGCGGTGGACCGGTGGAACGAGAGCGGATTTGGATTACCTGCGCCGACGAAAAGCATGGGGAAAAGAGGATGGGGAATAGCGAAAAAGGCGCGGTACTCAAAAGAGTTAGAGGACAATGCCCGGATTTTTGGGTACAAGCCCCATCCGTCGATTTTGGAGTGGAGCATGGGATGGATTCCTACATGGACCAGGTTGCAGCCATTGGAAACGGACAAGTTCCAGCAGTGGTTAAACTCGCATGGGAAATACTCGCCGCCACGGACGGCGGCGCATAAGGGCGCGAATTGCATATAACAAATAATGTGCGAACCATCGTTCGCAACAACAACAGGATAAAGAGGTAAGACGAACCATGAGACTGCAAAGACTGGTGGTAATCGATAAAGGCCGCCATGCCATCATCAAGGGCAAGATGGCATATGAGCCCTGCGTGTGGATAGGCGATGATCAGATGTTGTATTTGCGCCGGTATAACGGCACCTTTTATCGCACCACCGTCAAGGAGCTGGCCGGCATGACCGCGGTGCCGGTTGGATATATGGCCCAGATGATGCTGAACGCTATTAAGCACAAGGATGAGCGGCGCGAGCAGCCGGCACAGGCGCCCCTTACGGGATGGCGGCGATGGTGGGGATATGTATCGCGGATGGCGGTAAAGCTCTATGCTATAATGAGACATAAGGCGGCCGAACATGAGCATGCGTGACGCCTCGCATTTGAGGACCATCTGCGAGGTACTCAGGGAGATCAATGATCTGCATCAGGGCATATCACGCAAGGACATCCTGACACGCAAAAAGCTGGCCGTCTGCCAGAAGATGGCCAAGCGCATGAGCTTGAAACTGCTGGAATACAACAAAGAGGTGTTCCGGGACTGGTGGAAGAACAACAAAAACTATGAGAAGCAGCTGCGCAAGCGGCTGAAAACAACCTATTACGCGGAGGAGATCGATGATTGATTTGGAAGAACATGCGCGGATGATCCCATCCATGGGCGGCTTTACCGTGCGGTCATATTTGAGGGACGCGGCCGCGGCGGTGCGGCCAGGGCATGCCATTGTCGAGGTGGGGGCATGGCTGGGATCCGGGACCGCCCAGGTCTGCATGGGCGTGCGGCAATCCGGCCAGGCAACGCCCATCTGTTGCTTTGACCGGTGGACGGCCTCGGGGTCCGAGGTGGTGAAGGCGGCGGCCGCGGGCGTCAAGCTGCATGGCGGCGAGAACCTCCTGCCGCATATCCAGGACAACCTGGCGCCCTATGCGTGCAATATCACCTATTGGCGGGGCGACATCCGCAAGGCGACATGGGACGGCCGGCCCATCGGGTTGTATATCGATGACGCCGCCAAACGCGCGGACAAGTTCCTGCATGTCATGGCGACCTTTGGGCCCTCGTTTGTACCCGGCGTGACCGTGCTGATCCTGATGGATTATTATTATTTTGAGAGCCGGCCCAAGGACGCGGGCCTCCTGTACCAAAAGCACTACATGGAAGGCCATAAGGAATTTCAGTTTGTGCGGCGCCTGGATAACTCTGTGGCCGCGATGTTCAAATATAGGGGAACGAAATGAAACACAAAAAGGAAATAAAGAAAAAGATAAACGATATCAGCGAGGAAGGATTTTACTGGATGCAAACAAGATCTTTATTGTCGAGCAATAAAAAGCAAATGGAGCGATGCGATCTTATCATCCGCGTCTTGCAATGGGTTATCAAAGAGCGGGAGGAAATATAATTCCAATGAAAATAATCACCATGCAATTCGATTATGGCATGAATGTCGTGTATGACAACCTGCTCAAGGTCTTTGAGTATTCCGTGCGCAAGCACATGCCGGACGTGAAGTTCGTGGTCTACAAGGAGAAGGAGCCGCAGATCACGCACACCAAAAAGGCGTTCACCTCCAACAACTACAAGCTGGAAAAATGGCTCCAGGCGTTCGGCACGGAGGCCGATGACGATGAGATCATATTCATGGACTGCGACATGCTGGTGCTCCAGGACCTGGCCACGGCGTTCAAGGAAATGTTCGATATTGGATATACCCGGAGGACGGCGGCCAAGATGCCCTATAACGGCGGGGTGGTGTTCGCCAGAAACACGCCCGAGGCCAAACTCTTTGTCCAGCTCTGGCAATATATCGATGGCATCATGTACCGCAATGAGACCTTTCATGTGCCGTATCGCAACAAATACGCGGGCATGAACCAGGCGGCGTTCGGGTTCATGAAAGAGTTTATCGATTTCAACCTCGCCAACAAGCCCGAGGTGTTCCGGAACCATGTGGTGCGGACATGCGGCGGCCCCGTCCAGCCGAGCCCGCGGCACCATAAGCAATTCGAGCATTTCAAGCAGATCGAAAAGACGCTGAAACATATGGACGGCCATCGGAACGAGCTGGTCAAGGTCAAGCTGCATGAATTCCTCTGTGCGGAATACAATGCCTGCAAGGAGGACATGACCAGGATCGGGCCGCACACCAAGGTGATCCATATCAAGAGCGACGTGCGCCGGCAATGCATCGAATACATGACGATGGTGAAACGGCTGGGCGGCAAGCCGGTGGTGAATGTCGAGCTGCTGGCAAAGTACAATATCAAGCGCACCCGTGCGCTGGAATTATGGAGCAAGTATTATCATGAAGCTCAAGAGAAGAAAACCCAATAGCGCGCCGGTCAAGAAACGCTGGGACGCCATCATCGAGCGGCTGCCCAAGGACCGGCAACTCATCGGCGCCGAGATCGGCGTGTGGACCGGCAAGACCTCCAAGATGCTGCTCGCGGCGCTGCCGCGGCTGACGCTGATCATGGTGGACCGGTGGACCCCGCCGCCTCCCGGCGACAGCTATCATGTGGGCAGCACCATGATGGCCAAGGTGGATGCCAGGGGCTACCAGGACGCCTACCGGGAGGCCATGTCCAAAATCCGGCCCTGGCGTGAACGCGCCAAGGTAATCAGCATGCTGTCGGTCGAGGCGGCCGCCAAAATCAAGGACGGGACGCTGGATTTTGTGTTCATCGATGGCGATCACAGCTATGCGGGGGTGACCGCCGACCTGCAGGCCTGGGCGCCCAAGGTGAAACCCGGCGGCCTGTTGTGCGGCCATGACTGGGACAACGACAACACTACCCAGGAGGTCCGGCGGGCGGTGACGGATTTCCTGGGCGATGCCATCCACAAGGTCGAGCTCTCCTACAACAACACATGGTTTTTCAGGGTGGGGAAATGAAAGCGCAGATACGATACATCGACGGCCGCGACACCCAGGCCACCCCGCCCCTGACCCTGCGACGGGTCAATGTGTGGGAGCTCCCCGGCCAGAAACACCGGGGCATGGAGGCCGTGGGGGTGCTCCATAATTCCGTCAGGTTTACCTTGCGCCATGGCAAGCGGGTGCGGGTACTCTATGTGGCCATGGGCTGGTCCTATGTGCAGCGATGGGGCCGGCGGGGATGGATCAAGAATGCATTCCTGTCAAGGCAGCCGGAAGCACCGGCGGGGGATTGGATATGAGATACCAGATCAAGGTGGAAGGCGTCGAGGACATGCTGGCGGCATTGGATCCAAAAACACATGCCAGAATAGTGGCCAATACAGTAAATCAAGTTGGTCGGGACACACGGCATTTTATAATTAATAATATTTTGGAAAGATATAATCTATCCAAACGCAAACTCTCGAAGCGTATATATTTCCGGTCGGTCGGACAAAAATATTTTTATAAAGGCAGCAAAAGGCAATATACCTCCGCTTCGATCTTTATTCGCTCTAAAAAATTCAATGTAGCCGAATTCAATAAAACTAAAGAAACCGCTGAAGGTATAATATTCCAGGTCCGTAAAGGCCAGCGAGAAAGCTTTGATGGTGGTTTTATCGCAATACCGAAGGGAAAGGAATATGCCCGACGCGGCCAGGTGCGGCCCATTACAGGGACTCGGCCATTGGCGTTTTCACAAGGTAAACGCGTTAAAGGTAAAGCATATAAAATTTATGGTATTATGCCAAAACGTGAGGGGGGAGGAACCATTTTACCATCTGAGGCATTAAGCACTGCGGACATGTTCGACAAAGAGGCCACGGATAAATTTGTCAATCAGCGATTTATCCCCACATTGGGCCGCAAGATCATCGACCTCCTGAATAAACCCAAGCGGAAAAGGCGGAAATAGTCATTTCGGATTGATGAAATCATGAGGAAGAACATGGGCGACCGATTGGTATACATAACGGGTATTAACAACCCTAATTAAAGTGACACGATCTGGCATCGTGCCAGTGAAATACTACCAGCAGAGGACGATGAAACCGAAACCGCTGACGCTGCATCAAATGACCCGGCTGCAATTCAGGAACAGCCGGCTGCAGGAAACCAGCAAATTGTGCTATGGGTATGGCGTGCGCTCGTTCTTCGCCTTCCTCATCGAGAATGGATATGATGATGGGTTCGACGCCGAGCACATACGGGAATGGCTGGCCCTGTTCAACAACGCCTATACCTATAACCTGCGATTGCAGGGCATCAAGGAGTTCTACATGAAGCAGGTGGAGCATAAGCCCGCGGCCGTGCGCCTCAGGATGCGCGAGGCCTTTGAATCCATCAAGCGCATGCGGCCCTCCATGAGCAAGTATGAGGGGCTGAACTACCTGACCGATACGCAGATCAGCGCGATATGCGGGCAGGTGACCGAGCGCATCAGCTGTATTCTCATGGCGTTATTCCAGACGGGCTGCCGCATCAGCGAGTTCGTGAACATCCGCCTGCGCGATTGCAAGGGCATGGCCAATGGGGTGGTCATGATCCGCGTGGTGGGGAAGGGGATGAGGGAGCGCCAGGTGTATCTTGCCATCGATGACTACAACCGTGCGCGCCGGGTGTTCAAGGGATCGGTGTATCTCTTCGAGACCACGCGGGGCACACGGATGTGCAGGCGCGTTATCAGCAAGGAGATCCGCCGGCAATGCAAGCGCATAGGATTCTATGTGCATGCCCATACCCTCAGGCACAGCAAGGCCATGTATCTCAAGGGCCTGGGCATGAGCCCCGACCAGATCGCCAAGGCGCTGGGCCATGCCAATGTGACCACCACCCTGGCGTTCTACCTGCACGGCACGCCCACGCCTCAGGAGCAGGGGATCGGGTCAAGGTACTTCCAGAGACCCCACCAGAGTGAGGGTCCAAATC